ACATTGAAATCTGGCAGACTACTTTCCTGAAAGAGTCCGGCTCTGTCGCCACGGATCTGGTCTTTACGAATAAGTCATGGCGTGCATTCCGACTGGATACCACCATCAAGGATAACGCCATTACATTCCCGGCGCTGAGCCCGTTTGGTAACCAAATTAACGCCGGCCCACAGGCGATGAAGGGCGCAATTTATAAAGGGCGTTGGGGTAACTTTGACCTCTGGTTATATAACGACTGGTTTATTGACCCGCTGGACAACGTCGAGAAGCCTATGATCCCCGATGGCGCTGTCATTATGAGTGGGGCCGATCTGATGGGGACCCGCGCATTTGGCGTTATCCTGGACCCGGCTTTCAACTACGGTCCGCTGGCCTATGCGCCAAAATCCTGGGTGAAAGAAGATCCAGCCCAGCGTCTTATCCTGATGCAATCCTCCCCGCTGGTTATTCCGAGCCGGGTAAATGCATCCCTCTGCGCAACGGTGGTCTGATATGGCAAAACAACCTAATACCGGGCTGGCTGATGATCTGAATGCAGAAGGATCTGCCAAAGATGGCCTGAGCGTTGACGACCTGAATGCGGGCGATAACACCCAGGTAAAACAGCCTTTGAGCAAAACAGATGATGCCGAATCGTCTGTTGATGACGATGGTGGTGACGAAAAATCCGAAGACACTGAATCGCAGGAGTATGTGGTGTTGAAAGGGAATTGCATTCGTCATGACGGGGAGATGTACCGCGAAAATATGCGCATCCCTGTAACCGGCAAAGATGCTGAGCGTCTTCTGCAGTCCGGCGTTATTGCTGATGTTGATGTGCTTCGTAAGCGAGTTCTTGCTTCTCAGCCATCAGTTTCAGTTACGACAGGGTAATGACATGGGCGTGGACTGGGATTCTCATCTTCTGAGTCCGCTGCATGATGTCTTTGGCGATGAGCACGAGTACCGTCCACGTAACGGTACTCCTTTTACAATTAACGGGATTTTTGACCGTGGTTATGCGCAGGTTGCTGAAAACCTTGATGGCGATTCAGAAATTAACACCTCCAGCCCGATGCTGGGTGTGCGCGATGCTGAATTTCGCAAGCTGGGTAAATCGCAACCTGCTGTATCTGACCGGGTATTTATAAAGACGGTCGGTGGTCACATCATCAATCAGTTATTTGTTGTGTCAAACGTCGAACCCGACAGTCATGGCGGATCTCGTCTTGTCCTCAATGTGGTAAAACCGCGATGAATGCAGCAGCGATACGGCAAATGGTTGTCACTGCACTAACCGGGACAACCAGCGCGGACGACCGCGTATTCTCACCACGCGACTGGTCAACTTCACCTGATATGTATCCTGTGTTGTTGGTTCAGACGCCTTTTGAACAGAAAAAATCACAGGGGCGTAATACCCCTGCTTTTACTACCCTCACCACTGTCAGGATCACCGGGCGCGTTCAGGAGTATGACGGCGATACAGTGGATGATGGAGCCATGCGGGCAGAGCTGGCGCTTGAAAGCCTTCGCGAGCAGGTGGAGCGCGCGGTGATCAACAGCTACGAACTGACGCGGAACATTCAGAAATACGCGGAAGTTCGTTCAACCATCAATGTTGATTCAGACGGAGAGGCCCATATGGGGCAGCTTCTTTTTGAGATCGACATAGAGCATTACCAGGGGCCGGAAGATTTTTATCCTGTCCAGTCGGTTCCCCTTGAGGGCATGGATATTGCGGTCGACATGCCAGACGGCACAGTTAAACCGGGTATCAGCCTCAATCTTCAGGAGTAATCCATGTTTGTAAAGCCGAACAACGGGCTCAGCGTTCGCTGCCCCGTCAAGGGCACCCCATTGCCTAAAGAGGGTGCTGAAGTACCTGACAATATTTTCTGGCGTCGCCGTCTGAGCGATGGGGACGTGATCCTCTCTAAAAAGGATGAGGGCGCGCCAGAGAAACAATCCTTACCTAAAAAAGCGGGAGAAAATGAATGACCGTACCTTTCGCTCGTGTTCCCGATAACCTGCGGGTAGGGCTTTTCTTCGTTGAGTTTGATAACTCAATGGCGAATAACGCTACTGCCACGCAGCGCACTCTGCTTATCGGTGGGATGCTCAGTACCGGCTCAACCCCCCCAGGTATTCCGCAGCGAGTTTCCTCTTCGGATACCGTCGGTGAGCTGACCGGAAAAGGGGGAATTCTGCAGGCCATGATGGCGGCGTATCAGAAAAATGATACCGCAGCCGAAGTCTGGATCCTGCCGCTGGAGGAAGACTCCGATTCCATGGTGGCTGCAACCGGCACCATTAAAGTGAGCAGCGCACCGACGGCAACCGGAGTGATCTCCCTTTATATTGCTGGTGAGCGCATTCAGTTGACCGTTGTAGCAACAGATACGGTGACAGCGATCGCCACCTCTCTGGCCGCGGCGATTAACGCAAAAACCACGCTACCTGTAACCGCCAGCGCGGCTACGGATACCGTAACCCTGACCGCGAAGAACCTTGGTGCTACGGGTAACGGGATCGACATTCGCCTGAACTTCCTCGGCTTACCGGGAGGCGAGTCGACACCTGCAGGCCTAGAACTGACGATTACTGCTATGTCTAACGGAGTCGGGGCTCCGGATATTACCGGCGCGCTGGCTAACCTGCAGGATCGGACATTCGATTTCATCATCAACCCTTACGACGATACAACCTCGTTGAATGTGATGAAGGAGTTCCTGTCAGACACTGGCGGTCGCTGGGCATGGGACAAGCAGCTTTATGGCCATTCCTTTGGTACCACCACCGGGACTTACGCCCAGCTCGGTACTAAAGGTGAGCTGCGCAATAACCAGCATGAGACCCTGCTGGGCGTAAATAAATCGCCGTCTCCTTCCTGGGCATGGTCTGCAGCTTACACCGGCGCAGCTGCGGTGAGTCTGCGTAATGACCCCGGCCGCCCGCTACAGTCGCTCGCTGTTCAGGGGGTACTTGCGCCAGAACTGCAGGATCGCTTTGAGCTGACCGAGCGTAACAATCTGCTGTACAGCGGCATTTCGACATTTACGGTCGATGACGATGGCACGGTGCGCATTGAAAACCTGATCACCACCTATCAGAAAAACAGCTATGGCGATGCAGATGACAGTTATCTGGAAGTTGAGACGCTGTTCAGCCTGATGTTTGTGACCCGCTACCTGCGCACGGCGGTGACCAGCAAGTTTGGCCGCATGAAGCTTGCTGCGGACGGGACCCGATTTGCACCTGGCGCGGCGATCGTCACGCCAAACATTATCAAGGCCGATCAGATTGCCGAGTACCAGACTCTGGTATGGAACGGTTATGCGCAGGATGCGGAGGCATTCGCAAAAAACATCATCGTCGAGCAGAACGCCAAAAATCCGAACCGCGTCGATGTGCTGTGGCCGGGAACCCTCATGAACCAGTTGCGCATTTTCGCGCTGCTCAATCAGTTCCGCACGCGGGCTGAATCAACAGGAGCTTAAACGATGGCAGGTGATACTACTAACCGCCTGGCGGGAACCGCCTATGTCACTGTTAACGGTGTGACGGTAATGGTGGAGGGCTCGTTTAAATACCAGGCTGCCACCGTAAACCGTACCACCCTGACAGGGATGGATGGTGTGCACGGATATAAGGAAAAACCTGTGGCGCCATACATTTCTGCCCGACTGCGTGACAGTGGCGGAACGAATGTGCAGGGCTTTAACCAGCAGACGAACGTCAACGTGATCGCCGAGCTGGCTAACGGGAAAACTATCATTGGCCGTTCACTCTGGACGGTCAACGTCCAGGAAGTGGAAAGCGAAGATGCAGTATTTGATGTTCGCTGGGAAGGTCGCGACGTAACGGAGAACTAAGATGGCTGAGATTGAACGCGTTAAAACCATTCCCTTAACCGTAGCGCTGGATGATGCTGCGGAGAAGACTACTTATACACAGCTGGAGCTGAAAGCACCCACGCTGAGCCAGGCGGAGCAGTTTTATGAGAAACAGGCTGCGTCAACGTCACTCGCGGCGATGCGCCTGCTTATTGCGCTGGTTTCCGGTACGCGTGAAAGCGTGCTGCAGCCGATGGACTTTCTCGACTTCCGTAAGTGTGAGGAGTATCTGCTCAGTTTTTTGACCTGGAAGCCCTGACAACCTGGCAGGAAATGGCCGCTGACGTCACCTTCTATTTTCGCTGGTCTGAGGACAGGGCGTGGGGAATGACCCGCGCCCGGCTGAAATGGTGGGTGGCGCAGGCATCCCGGATAAATAAGCTTAGGAAACCTGAAGACGATGAGTAATTCTTTTGATTTTGAGCTGGTGGCCAGCGACCAGGTTAGCGAGGCTATAGACCGCATTAATGAGGCTGTCCGTGACCTGGAGCCGAAGCTAGATAAAACTAAAGAAGGGCTCAAGTTAGGCGGCCAGGAAACAGCCGACGGACTGAATGGTTTCATTTCGCGCCTCGAAAATATGTCGAAGAGCGCGCGGGATAACGTGCAGTACATCGGCGATATGGTTCCCCCACTGAAAATGGTGGGGGAGCTCGCGGGCAAGATGGGTACACTGGGGCTGGTTGGTGCTGCCGGCTACGGGCTGAAACAGGTTGCTTATGGTTTTCGGGAGGCATCGCGAGAGGCCTACAATCTTGATGTGTCTGCAAAAAATGCAGGAATGCGAGTTGCAGAGTTTTCAAGACTGGCAGGGGCTATGCAGATCAATGGAGCAGATAGTGAGAGCGCCAGGGCTTCAATTGAGGGATTCGCAAAGGCGTTGAAGGAAGCAAATAGCGGCAGTAATCAAGGAATGATGGGGGCTTTTGCGATGATTGGCGTGGAGATACAGAAAAATAAGGATGGCTCTGTTGATACGCTTAAAACACTGCAGGAAATTGCGAAGATATTCCCGACTCTGCGACCAGAACAACAAAAGTCCTTTGCTGATGCGGTGGGTTTTACTCCCGAAATGCTGGCATTAATGCGCGAAGGGGGCAGACTCACTGAACTTCTGACAAAATCCGATAAATTTGGTTTGACCGTAGATCCGGCACTGAACCAGCAGTTGAGTGAAGTGAACGTCACGATGAATGAGCTTAGTGCATCCTGGGATGGGCTGTGGCAACGTTCAAAAAACAAGGCACTCAAGACCATTCTGTCGGATGGTTCAGTCAAAGACGGTCTTGAAGGTGTTACCGATCTGTTCACCAACGGTGACTTTACCGGGCTGTCTCATGCTCTCGGTTTTATCAACAGCAATGATGCTCAGAAACTACGGCGCATTCAGAACGATAAGGCACTTTATGACAGTTTACCCCGCAGTGAACGTGGACAGGTTGATGCGGGTTTCATGACTGATGCCGTAAGAAAGCGGTACGATGCAAATTACCGCGCGACCGATTCTGCGATTCAATTGCAGAATGATATGGCTGCAGTAACGGGCCCACGTGCTGCCGGAAGCAAATATGTGCCTTACCGCCAGAATGGTCAGTATGATGACTTGCTGAATGAAGCAGGACAGCAATACGGTGTTGATCCTCGTCTGCTGAAAGCCATTATGACTCAGGAATCGGGTGGAAATCCCAATGCTATCAGTAGTGCTGGTGCGAAAGGATTGATGCAAATTATGCCGTCCAATTTCCGTTCGACCGGCGTAACAGACTGGACTGACCCTCGGCAGAATATTATGGCCGGGGCACAAATCATGGCCGAAAATCTGAAAAGTTCTGGTGGTAATATCCCGCTGGCGCTTCGTTATTACAACGGGGGTTATGATACGAGCCGCTGGGGGCCGCAGAACCGGGCTTATCCTGGGGCGGTTCTTGGGCACTATCAGAATATCATTAATGAAGAAGCTCTGACCCGCGATTCTATCCCTGAAAATCATGCTAATGAGCAATCAACAGCTATGGGTATGAACCTACCAGTACAACCTGGTGGTGAATCGGCTTCTCCCGACGGCGAGGTTAAAAGTAAATCGACAGGTACGGGAATTATCCTGCCCCCACAGCCTGGCACAGAACAAAATCAGGCTTTGGCTGATAAACTCACCAGCTCATTTAAAAGCGCTGTCGAAGATCAAAAGCTGAAGCTTGAAATCACCATGGTTGACAGTAAGGGTGGCAGAAAGGAATACAGTACACAGAACGGAGGGAGGATAACGCTTCCAATGCCCTACTAAGGCGGTATTATAGAGTATGATAATATTTCATACTGGATGGGTTATATATGTCAAAGCTATCTGTTTTTATTTTTACTCTGTTATTTTGTTCATTGCCTTTTCGCTCATACTCGGATGATTTTAGCAATAAGGCCGTTAAATCCTATCAGGCTGGTGATTGGGTTGTTGTTGAGTTCGCGGCTGACAAACAGCTTGTTTATAAGATGGCGACAGAGGCCATAAATAAAAACCTCAAAGAAACATATCTTAGCTTTTATTTTACTCCTCCACAGAGTTGTAAGCCTACAACCGCTGAGATAGTTATGCTTATGGGTGGGTATAATGACGCTCTTGATGGAGGTAAGGTTCCTATGGCATTCAAAATCCCTGGAGGGAAAGAGGATGTGGAGGTGGTCGACACGAGTATGCAAAAAAATGATCAATTTGCATTTTTCAAATTCAATCAGTTAACAGTTCAGAAATTAATGAGTTCGCCAGGCAATGGGAATCTTGCTGTCTGGATCCCTTCTAGTGGTGACAAAAGAGTGAAAGGTTCATCTAACATGTATTTTTCATTGAACGGTTTCAAACAAGCTTATGCAATAGCGAATAAATTGTGTACTGATAACCTTTAACCTAAACGACAAGAGAAAATTTCAATATAAGCCCGCGTTTTATACGTGGGCTTATTCTTTCTGGAGGCGCGATGCCGTCAATTATTCAGGATGCAATAACTTCTCTTTTGGGGGGGGATGCCAGCGATGACTGGCAGGGGCAGTTACGGCCCAGCTCATTCAGAGGTGTGCCATTTGCAATTGTTGCTGAGGAAGGGAGCCACGGTCGACGCCAGGCGGTACATGAATATCCCTACCGTGACACAGCCTGGATAGAAGATATCGGGCGGGCAACGCGGCGATTCGTTATTCGCGGTTTCTTGATCCAGAACAGTCAGGTTTACGGCGGTGGCGATGCCATCACACAGCGCCAGTCGCTGATTGAAGCCTGTGAACAAAAAGGTAGCGGTACGCTTGTCCATCCGACACTGGGCGAATTAACAGTTTCCATCCCTGAGAATGGTTTGCGTATTTCCGGGGCGATGGAGAACGGGCGAGTATTTGAATTCACCCTGATGGCAATAGAATCAGGGCTTAAAGTGTTTGCGGTCACGGGCAGTACCGTTGCAGGTGCCACGGTGAAAACCAACTACCTGAAACTGGTCAGCACTGCTGTGCTGAGTACGATTGCCAGGGTTAAAAGTGAAATCCGCGGTGTCACACAGGCTATAAACACCATCAGAGGCACGGTCACGTTCTGGACCAACATGGTTGACAGTACTATCAGCCAGGTAACGAATCTCAGCAATGTCCTGAACTCCACGTTCGGGAATACCCGGTACGGACGTTACAGTAAAGGCTCTGTGGGTGGTAGTTCCTCTGCTGTTGCTGGCAAATCGTCAGTTGCTGATGTGGATGATGAGAGAGCACTGGCTGAAAAGGTAACAGCCCAGTCGGTAATGGACCGGAAAAATGTTACCGACAGGTCGAGCCAGCTTAGCAGCTCCAACACACCTGATGAGTTTGTCCAGGGTGTCGCCGACGTGGTAAACGCAATTCTTAACAGCGCCGGCAGCGTTAATGACCGAATCACAGCGCTGGAAAAACTGGCTAATTCAATCAGCACGGAGTACCAGCAGTCCGACAGCAGCAAAGCGATTTCGGCGACCATAAATACGCTGATTGTTGTGCTATGTACTGGCGCCATGACCAGTGCCGCTGCGGACTCCAGACCTGCCAGTACAGACGAGGCAGAAGAGTTAACTCAACGAGTTTCTGTGCAACTGGATACGGCGCTGGTTCAGGCTGGAGACCGCGCTGACGATGATATGTATAACGCGCTTCTCGCCGTCAGATCGGCATTCCTTTCCACGATGAGTGAGCGCGCTTCTGGTCTGAGCGAGCTTCTTCAGGTTACTACCGCTCAGCCGCTTCCGGCGCTGACGCTGGCAAACCGATTATACCAGGATGCCACCCGTGCAGATGAACTGGTGCAGGAAGCGCGCGTACCGCATCCGGCGTTTATGCCGACAACCATGAAGGTACCGAGGCAATGAATGCAGACAGCGATCTGGATGTTGTTTCTTTGACGGTCGACGGCAAAATCATCGAGGGGTGGGATTCTGTCCGGGTAACGCGGGGTATTGAGCGTTTTCCCTCTGATTTCGATCTTGGGCTAATGGATTACTTCCCTGGCAACGAAGATCGTCAACTCGTTGAAGAGGGAATGTCCTGTGAAGTTCGTATCGGAGATGATTTGACACTGACGGGATATGTTGATGACTGGGAACCCGCACTATCGCGCTCCCGCCATGAGGTCCGCGCGACGGGCAGGAGCAAATGTCAGGACCTGGTGGATTGCTCAGCTGAGTGGCCTAACAACGTCATTAATGCCAGTAATGCGCTTGAAATTGCTTCTCGCCTGGCATCCTACTATGGAATCACCGTAACCACGGATGTTGATGAACTTGTGAAGGTACCCCAGTTCACTCTGAACTGGGGTGAGTCTCCGCAAGAAGTTATCGATCGGGTGGCCAGATGGTCTGCTCTGCTTTACTACGATCAGCCCGATGGAAACCTGTTACTGACCCGGGTGGGAACACGCCGTGCAGCGAGCGGAATAGCCGAAGGGGTAAATGTCGAACAGGCGTACTACCGCAAATCGATGGCCGACAGGTTTTCAGACTATGTCGGTGTATCAATGAGCGTTTCTCCAATTGCAGGGTATTCGCCTGATACGGCCTATGACGCTGTGACTCTGGCAACGGCGAGAGATCCGGAGGCCGCCCGCATGCGGTACCGGAAACATATATCGATTGTGGAAAGTACCCTGATGGCTACTCAACAGGCACAAAGTGCGATCGACTGGGAAATGAACCGGCGGTACGGACGTTCAAAACAGCTCTCGGTAACCATCGATTCCTGGCGGGATAAAGACGGGAAACTGTGGGAACCAAACACATTGATCCCCGTTGATCTTCCCACCTTACGGTTGCCGGAGACTGAATTGCTACTGGCAGAAGTCACCTATATGCGCGATGACTACGGCACCCATGCACGCATGACGCTGATGCCGCCTGAAGCATTCGCCGTTCAGCCATATGCCTTCTACCAGAACCTGGCGGGATTCAATACATGAAGCAACTATTTAAACATGCAGCGACCAGGATCGCCGGCATGCTGGGGATTGGCCGGATCACGGCTATGAAAGATGGTGGGGTGGTGCAGTCAATCCAGTACCAGACTCCGCTGGAGGTGGCCAGCGCACCGCGGATGGCAGAATTTGGCTTTTCATCCGGCCTGCCGTCAGGGACTGACGTGGTTCTGGCTTTTATTGGCGGTGATCGTTCCAGCGCGGTGGTAATTGCGTCCAACCATCAGGGGTTCCGTCATACAGGCCTGAAAGCGGGCGAAACGGTCATGTATAACCAGTGGGGCCTTAATATTCTCCTGACGGAGAAGGGGATCTTCCTGGATGCAAAGGGCCAGAATGTTGAGGTCAATAACGCCACTAACGTGACCATCAATGCCAGCCAGGGGATCCTTGCAAATACCCCGATCCTGAGGTGCACGGGTGACATTGTGGATAACTGTGAAACCAATACCCGAACACTGAAAGAGCTGCGGGATGCACATAATGACCATGATCATGTGGTTAAAAATGCCCAGAGTGGCAATGACAATATCCGCAGCCAAAAAACAGAGGATCAGGTGACATGAGTGACATCGCTTCATTCTGGAATGTGGATGAGATGTTTGCTGACTGGCAGAAAGGGCTGGGTGAACTCACCACGGGGAACGATTTACAGACTGCAATACTGGACAGCCTGTTTACCGACAGGCTGGCGCGCGCTGACGATGATTATGAGGATAGCGATCGCCGCGGCTGGTGGGGGGATTCCGGGGAGGAATCCCAACTGGGATCCCGGCTGTGGCTGCTACGGCGGAAAAAACTGACCCCGGATGTAGCAAAAAAAGCGGAGGAATACTCGAGTGAAGCGCTCAACTGGTTAAAGGTTGATGGCGTTGTCAGCGAGGTTATTCCTGTTGCAAGGATCGTCCTGCCTGACCGGCTCAATCTCATTATCCGCTATCAGGCACCGGGGAAGGACTGGCAGGAATTCAGGTTTTACTGGATATGGGAGCAACGTTAATATGCCGTTTAAACGACCGACGCTGAGCGAACTCCGCGACGGAAACCGGAAATTTATGCAGGCGGAGCTTGAGGATGTTGGTGCGCTCCTGCGCTTCGCGAACCTGAAGGTACTGGCTGACATGGATGCGGGGATGGGGCATCTGCATTACGCCTACCTTGACTATATTGCCCTGCAGACAAACCCGTTTACCTCTACCGATGAGTATCTCGCCGGGTGGATGGCCCTTAAGCAGGTATTCAGAAAACCAGCTGCAGCGGCGAAGTCGCCTGCGGTACAGGCTAGTGGCAGTGTTGACTGTATTATCCCTGCTGGATCGATCATTAACCGCGGGGACGGATACCAGTACCGGACGGATGCAGATCTTAAAATTCAGGCAGATGGATTTGGTATCGTCGCGGTGACGGCCATACTGCCGGATATTACCAGTGATGTAACGGGTGGAGGCGCGCGCGGTAACGCTGATGCCGGGACCATAATGACCCTGGACGCGAATATTGCTGGCGTGGATCCACAGGTAACGTTACTGTCCGCTGCGACCGGCGGAGCCGATATTGAAACGGAAGAGGATTTTCGCAGTCGTGGCTTGCTGGCATGGCAGAATCCGCCTCAGGGTGGAAGCGACGCCGATTATAAAAAATGGGCGCTTGAGGTTTCGGGCGTCACCCGCGCGTGGGTAAAGCGGCGTCTGAACGGGGCCGGGACCGTTGGCGTGTATATCATGTGTGATCGGAATGACAATGGTGGGTTTCCGGTCGGTACCGACGGAATATCCCAACTTGAGGACTGGGGGGCTGTTAAAGCCACCGGAGACCAGCTCGCTGTCGCCGACCACATCTATCCGCAGCAGACAGACACTGCCATTGTTTTCGTATGTTCCCCGATCAAGAAAGTCATCAATATTGAAATCTCTGGGATCAAAAATGCCGATAGCACCACAGTTCAGGGGATAAAAGACGCGCTGACGGCGCTGTTTTTTGATGAAGCTAACCCTGATGGTTCTGGGAAAGTTTACCTCTCTGATATTAACGGGAGTATCGGCGGTGTTAGCGGCACGACGGGCTATATTCTTAACTCTCCGACGGCCAATATCACCTTTGCTGTTGGCGAAATTCCGGTGCTTGGCGGGGTGAATTTTGTATGAGCCTCTTTTCAAAAAATGATTATGCCGGTGCGCTTGGTGCGCTGCTACCGACGGGCAGGGCGTGGCCCCGGTCGCAAAGAACGGTACAGGCTGCGGTATTACGGGCACTGGGCAGCGCGTTTCAGCGTTCTGACAACGATGCGCAAAGCCTGATTACTGGTGCTTTTCCCCCTACAGCGACGGTAATGTTGTCAGAATGGGAAAGCTCTCTGGGGTTACCAGATGATTGTGCGATTGGTGAATCCGGTGGCGTCAGCGATCGCCAGCGCGCCGTGGTGGCAAAGTTAATCAGCACCGGCGGCCTGAACCGCGATTATTACATCCGGGTGGCTGCAGCTCTTGGTTATACCATCACTATCACACAGTTCCGGCCCGCTATGAGTGGCATGTCAGTATGCGGTGATGCGCTCAACGGTGACGAGTGGCCATTTACCTGGCGGATAAATGCGCCACAAACAACGATCAAGTATTCGCTTGCTGGCGCGTCCTACTGCGGAGATCCGCTCGCATCGTGGGGCAATAAACAACTGGAGTGTTCAATCAACAAAATTGCCCCATCCCATCTGAACATCATTTTTAATTATTCATAACTGATATTTCCCCCTCTGATTTTATCGCTTAACACTAAGTGAGGATTAACTATGCTCCGAATCGGGCAAGTCGAAGCTACTGCAACGCAGGATGGCAAATATACTGATGGAAGTGTTGCTGGTGGTATTGCCGCAACGAGGCTGCGGGCCGCAGCGTTTAACGCCATGCAGGAAGAGTTAGCGCATATTGTAGAGTCGGCAGGATTGGCGCTCGACATTAACGATATGACGCAGGTTTTAAAAGCAATTCAAAAACTGACACTGAGCCGTATAAACCCATTCGCTGATATCAAATCAGATGGTGCAGCGGCGATTTCTACGGCTCTCGCAAACCTTGGTTTAGGGGAAATCGCCAGTGCTGCCGATATTACCGCTGGCACGCAAAAAAAACTTGTTGA